TTTTTCCTCTTACTCCTTTTCCAATAGCAAATATAATACTCACTTTTTCATTCCCTTTTTTGTTCTTTTTAACTTCATTATCCTTTTTATCCTTTTTATCATTCTTTTTTACTACTTTATCACTTTCGCTTTCCGTGTCATTATCCGACTCGCTTTCATAATCACTATCATCCGCAGTAATATATTCTTCTTCAGAGTCAGAATCGTCAGAAACCTCTATTTTCTTTCCCTTTTTTTTATTTTTGTCATTTTTTTTATTTGTATCATTTGGTTTAATACTTTTTGTCTTTTTAGTTGATTTTATTTGTTTTTCATCATCACTACTATCATCGGATTCATCACTTTCATATTCAGATTCACTCTCAGAAACATCTGTATTTTTCTTATTTATTTTTTTGCTTTCTTTTTTCAAAACCTCCTTTACTTTCTCGCCACTCTTTACCTTTTCTTTCATATACTTTGAAGGAAATATGCTACTCAACATCTTACGATATTCAAGCATGTCCATCTCCTCTTCTTCTTCATCATAGTCTTTATCAGAATCACTGTCCGAGTCCTTTCCATTTTTTTTATTGTATTTTTTATAATTGTCTTTTTTATCATCAGTCTTTTTGTCACTCTTCTTCTTGTTAACTATTTGACAGTCTCGTGGCATTTTTATAAATATGAAAACGTATAAATACTATAATATATACATATGATTTAATGTTTTTAAGTGTAAATCAATTTTTATAAAGAATCAAATATATATACAAATGAAATATATATACTAATAAAATAACATATACAGATACAGATACCTTATTTTCTAGTATACAGTTGTTTTGTTTTTGTTTTTCATATCATATGTTATTTGTTTTCATATCATATGAAATATGTGTGTTTCTTATTTTATATATAATTCTTTATAAAAATTGATTTCCAAAAAACAATCTAAATAGTATAGTATAAGTATTCATAGATATTATGTCATCTAAGTCAAGTATTTCTACGGTTGGGAGTTCAACATCCAAAATTATTGGGATACAGTTTAGTATATTATCTCCAGATGAAATTAGAAAAGGTTCCGTTGCTGAAATCACCAGCAGAGACACATATGTAAATAATAAACCTGTAATAGGTGGATTATTTGACCCTCGTATGGGCGTCTTAGAACCTGGACTTATTTGTCCAACAGACGGATTAGACTATATGCAAACTCCAGGTTATTTTGGCCATATTGAACTCGCTAGACCTGTCTTTTACATTCAATATATAAACACTGTTACTGAAATATTAAATACTGTATGTTATAAGTGTAGTAAACTTTTAATAAGCAAAGAAAAATATAAACAAGCATTGAAGTTGAATGGAACAGAAAGGTGGAAGTATGTAAGAAAGTTAGCGGTAAAAGTAAAAAGATGTGGAGACGACACTGAAAATGGCTGTGGTTGTTTGAAACCTTCCAAAATTAGAAAAGAAGGTCTAGCATCTATCTTTGCAGAATGGGACATGTCAAGTGCTAGTGAAGGTGGAGGAGAAGAAGGAAAAGAAGGTGAAGAAGGCAAAGAAGGAGAAGTTGAAACTAGCGGACAACTAGAACATGAAAAACTTACTGTAAAATTGACCCCTGAACTTGTCTTGAAAATATTCAAACGAATATCCGATGAAGATGTAAACTTTATGGGTTTCAGTTCTATTTGGTCTAGACCTGAGTGGATGATATGTCAAGTTATGGCTGTTCCACCTCCTGCGATTCGTCCTTCTGTAAAACACGACGCACAACAAAGGTCGGAAGATGATTTAAGTCATATTCTAGTCAATATTATCAAAGCGAATAAAACCTTACAGGAAAAAATACAGAGCAATGCTCCTACAAATGTCATTGATAACTACCATACTCTTCTTCAACTATTTCATGCTATTCAGGTGGATAATAAGATTCCAGGTGTTGCTTCATTGGCACAGCGTTCTGGTCGTCCTTATAAATCAATCAAAGACCGATTGAACGGAAAGAATGGACGTATGCGTGGTAACTTGATGGCAAAACGTGTGGATTTTAGTGCTCGTTCTGTTATTACTGGTGACCCAAATATTTCTATTCGTGAACTCGGTATTCCTTTGAAAGTGGCGAAGAATATTACTAAACCAGTTGTTGTGAATAGCAGAAACCGTCCATTCTTAACGAAACTTGTACAGAATGGTCCAGATGTTCATCCTGGTGCGAAGATATTGGAAAGAAAAAATGGTGAGTCGATTACTCTGCGATATATTGATAGAGACTCTATTGTATTAGAAGATGGTGACATTGTTCATAGACATATGATGGACGGTGATGCAATCTTGTTTAACAGACAACCTACTTTACACAGAATGTCTATGATGTGTCATATCGCTCGTATTATGAAGCGAGGAGATACATTTAGAATGAATGTCGCCACAACTAGGCCATACAATGCGGATTTTGATAAAAGTTCTGTCAAAAACAGGAGGCTTTAAAAGAGTGCTACCTCCTAGTGAATAAATAATAAATTAAGGAAACTATTTAAAAATAATCTCTGTAATAAACAAAAATGGTGGAAGATACAAAACCTTTAATTGTCTTACAAAATAAATGTTGTTCAAAATGTAATGAAGTAAAAACTGTAGATAAGTTTATTCCAAAAAGAAATATATGTAAAGTTTGTAAAAATCTAAGAGTAAAGGAAAAGCATAACTCTTTTAAAGTAGATAACAATGAATTGAAAGTTTGTAATACCTGTAACGAAACAAAAACGATGGACCTATTTATCAAATATAGATGTATCTGTAAAGAATGTAACAATAAAAAAAGAGTCGCAAGATATATTGAAAATGAAGAACATCGTAAAAAACTAATAAAATATGCTACAGAGTTCAAACAAAAAAAAGTTATTGAAAGACGTAAAATAAAAGAAGAGGCTATCTTAAAACTTGAAGAAGAAATAGGTGAAGATAACAAGATATGTAAATACTGTAATAAAGTAACACCTAAAAAGTATTTTCGTAAGAATCGTTTGAAATGTAAAAATTGTGAAAGAGATGAACCATTGTCTAAGTTAATTAGAGGACAAAGAAGTAGAATCTTATCATCATTACATAGAAAAACAAAACATACGATTGAATATTTAGGTTGTAACTGTAATGAGTATTTACAATGGATTATGGATAACAATGATAATTATACAATAGAAAATCATGGAAGTGATTGGCATATTGACCATGTTATACCTATATCTAAGTTTAATCTTGACGATGAAGAAGAACAACAACTTGCATTTAATTGGAGAAATACAACACCTTTATCAAAGAAGGAAAACTTATCAAAGAATAACAAGGTTATAAAAAAACAGATTGAACAACATTTAGAAAAACTTACAGAGTATCATAAAAAAATGAATATAGAGTTTCCGGAAAAGTTTATTAATTTATTTGCAAAACATCTTGATGCTGGAAACCCCTAAAGTTATCACTACCACTCTATCTTGGAAACTAGTGTGAGGAACTCGGTTAATAGCCGAAACCAATGGTAATAATGTGATAAATGAACTACAACTAATTTTAAAAAAGTAGTGAAATGGGCAATCAGCAGTGTTACTTCCTGTCGTCGTTTAGCAGACTATGGAAGGCATTCAGAGACTGAACGGATGTTGGTGAACAATGAAGGATTAGCTACCCTGAGTTTGCTTAAGATACAGTCCGGCCCTCTGGGAAACCTTAGGGATTCATCCGGGAGATGAAATGAATTTACATATGCCACAAGACCCAGAATCAGAAGCTGAGTTGAGAAACTTGGCGGCGATTCCATACCAAATAATAAGTCCAGGTAATAATACCCCAATCATCGGTATTTTCCAAGATTCTATGCTTGGTTCTTACCAATTCACGCGAGAGAATGTGTTCTTTACAAAAAGAGATGCGATGAATTTATTGATGATGTGTAACCGTATAAATGAAAATGCGATACTAGAAAAAGAGGGACCAATCACCAGTTTTGATATTATGTCTCAAATTATTCCACCACTATCTCTTTACTACAAGACCAAGTCATTCAAAGAAGATGATGATGTGAAAACTTCGAATGGTATTCTTGAAATCAAAAATGGAGAATATATTCGTGGTCAAATAGACAAAGGAGTAGTTGGTTCAGGAACCAAAGGTCTTATCCATCGTATTTGTAATGATTTTGGAAACATAGCATCCGCACAGTTTATAGATGATTTACAGAACGTAGTTACTTCTTATTTGAAGACAGCAGGATTTAGTGTAGGTATTAGTGATTTGATTATTAATGACAAGACAAAAACAGATATTATTACAACCATTACAAATAAGAAAATAGAAGTGAAGAATTTATTGGATAGAATCCTGCTTGGAGTCTTTGATAATAATACTGGGAAATCAAATGTAGAGGAGTTTGAGACACAAGTAGATAATATTATGAAAAAAGCCTTTAACGATTCGGAGAAAATTATCAAAAAGAAATTAGCCAAAGACAATCGTTTCTCTACAATGGTTGCTGCTGGTTCCAAAGGTTCCGATTTGAATATTTCGTTTATGATTTCTTGTTTAGGACAACAAAATGTAGATGGAAAACGTATTCCTTATGGGTTTGAAAACCGTACACTTCCTCATTACACAAAGTTTGACGACTCGCCAGTTGCACGTGGATTCGTAGAAAACTGTTATATCAATGGTCTTTCTCCGCAAGAACTCTTCTTCCATGCTATGGGTGGTCGTGTTGGTTTGATTGATACTGCTGTAAAAACCAGTACTACAGGTTATATCCAGCGTCGTTTGATTAAAGGTTTGGAGGATTTGATGGTCAATTATGATATGACTATTCGTACAAACAAAGGTAAAATCGTCCAGTTTCAATATGGAGAGGATGGAATTGATACAACCAAAGTAGAAAATCAAATCCTGCCTCTTGTCAATATGAGTATCCAAGAAATCTATGCGCATTATAATTTATTGGAAGAGGCGCCAGGTAAAACAAAGACTATCAGTACAATCTTCTTGAAAAATACATTAGCAAGACATAAGAAACAAGCAACCGAGTTGATGGCGTATGGACAAAAATATACAGATTTGATGATTGATATGCGTAAACAAATCGTTGATAACAATGTATTGAAAAAGAAGGATGAGATTGTAGTAAACTCGCCAGTAGCTTTTCAGTACATCATTCAAAATGTACAAGGACAACTTGGTATTACTAGTAGTTCTTTGGTTGATATTACTATTGTTGAAGCGTATCAGTTAGTCGAACAGTGTTATGAAAAATTGGATAATTTATATTATTCGAAACCAACACTGTTGTTCAAAACGCTATTCTTCTTCTACTTGTCTCCAAAAGAGTTGTTAGTTGTAAAGCGTTTGAATAAAGCGGCACTTGTTATCTTATTGGAGAAAGTTATTACTGATTATAAAAAGGCAATTGTAGCACCAGGAGAAATGGTTGGACTCATCGCAGGGCAGAGTATTGGCGAGATCTCTACACAGATGTCTTTATTATCTACAGAAAATGTGAAAATAGTGTGTAAAAATAAAACAAATGGTTCAGTAGAAATGAAAAGTGTAAAAATAGGAGAGTTTATAGATGATATAATGAATGTATTACCAAAAGATTTCACTAAAGATATTCCAGACCATAAAGATAGTACAGAAACACTTTTAGAAAATGACGTTTTGGAGAATGACTACTTTATTGTAGGTGTATCTGAAACAGAAAGAACTGCATGGAATAAAATATCACATGTAAGTCGCCATCCTGTAAATGGAGATATGATTCGTGTCAAGACAAGAAGTGGAAGAGAAGTTGAAACTACAACAAGTCATTCTCATTTAGTTCGTAGTGAAAAGGAACAAAAGGTTTTACCTATTCGTGGTTCTGATATGTGTATTGGTATGAGAATACCTGTTGCTAAACATATTGATAATACATACGTTCAAGACACAATCAAATTGAATACAACTAGTGAAATTATAAAGTTGGATTATTTATTTGGTTGGTTTATCGGTGCCTATCTAGCGGAAGGAAATATAAACTATCATGAAATATCAATAACAAATATATCAGAAGAGTTTATTGAAAACACAAGACTAGTTGCAGAGAGATTTGGTAAAGAAACAAGAGTATCACGAAAAGAAGGTGAATACGGACAAAGTGTAACGACAAAGTTTGTATGTAAAGAACTTTCTAAACTGTTATTGAATACTTGTGGTACTGGTTCTTTCGTTAAAAAGGTTCCTGATTTTGCTTTTACAGCTCCAAATGAATTCAAGTCAGGGTTAATACAAGCATACTTTGATGGAGACGGTAATTTTCAATCAGATGAAAAACATCATCAAATACGAGCATGTAGTAGAAGTCAACAACTTGTTAAAGATATGGCTTTATTACTAAACTATTTTGATATATTTGCTTCAATCAAAGAAAATATGGCAAAAGGAAGTAAAATATACAATTTAAATATTTCTTCAAAGTTTTGTATAACATATTCACAAAAAATTGGCACACTTCTTCATAATGAAAAATTGAAGGATATGATTAGTTATATTAACCGCACGAATATTTGTATGAAACCAGATGTGATTGATAAGATTCCTGGACTAGGAGAAATTGTAGCAAGATGTGGAAAAACACTTGAGTTACCAGGACAAAGTAGAACATACGGACATTATAAAAATAAGGAGTCAATTGGTAGAAGAACACTTGAAAAATACTATGAAACTTTCAAAAGTCATCCAAACGCAGCTATGATTACAGAAGAACTTGGTATAATAAAACAGGCTATTGAAGCAGACGTAGTATGGGATGAAATTGTATCCATCGAAAAATATACACCTGATAATAAAGTATTTGTTTATGATTTTACAGTTCCTGGAAACCAAACGTTTATGACTGACTATGGTGTTATAGTACATAATACTTTAAACACTTTTCATTTTGCAGGCGTGGCTTCCAAATCCAATGTTACTCGTGGTGTGCCAAGAATCGAAGAGATTTTATCCTTATCTCCTGAACCTAAAAATCAGTCACTCACTGTGTTTTTAAGAGAGGAAGATGAACAAAATAAAGACCGTGCTATGTCGTTGATGTATATGTTGGAGCATACGAGGTTAGAAGAAATTGTAAAAGCGGTGAAAATATGTTTTGATCCAGATGACCTCAATACATTGATACAAGAAGACCGAGCTTTAATGGAACAATACAAGGCTTTTGAGTCAATGGTGGAAGAATGTGCGACAGGTGTTTCGGTTCCAACAGAAGAAGGAGCACAAACACAACCACAACCACAAGACAATATGAATAAGTCCAACTGGGTGATTCGTTTAGAAATGGACCCAGAGACAATGTTGGAAAAGAATATTACGATGGATGATGTACACTTTACACTCAACACATCGTATGATAATCAAATATCTTGTGTATATTCTGACTATAATGCGGACAACTTAGTATTCCGTATTCGATTACAACAAGTCGTGAAAGAACAAAAGGCATCCGCTAAAAAGAAGGCCAAACCACTTGATCAAACAGACGAAATTTATGTATTGAAGAACTTTCAAGAAAACCTATTACAAAATGTTATATTAAGAGGTGTAAAGGGAATCAATAAAGTGATTCTTCGTAAAATCAAGGATAATATGGTAGAAAAGAATGGTGTTTATTCCAAACAAGATATTTGGGTTCTTGATACAGTTGGTACAAACTTATTAGATGTCTTGGCACTTGATTATGTAGATAGTAAGCGCACATTTAGTAATAATATTATGGAAGTGTTTAATGTTCTTGGAATTGAAGCAGCAAGAAACTCTATTTATAATGAGTTGGTGGATGTCGTTGAGTTTGACGGTACATATGTGAATTATCACAACTATAGTGTGCTTGTGGATAGAATGACATTCAATAGTCGTATGATTTCGATATTCAGACACGGTATTAATAGTGATGATATTGGACCAATCGCCAAGGCGTCGTTTGAAGAAACACCGGAGATGTTTTTGAAAGCGGCGAGACATGGAGAGTTGGATAATATGAAAGGAATATCTGCGAATGTGATGTGCGGACAAGAAGGGTTCTTCGGTACAAGTGCTTTCCAGGTGTTTTTAGACTTGAAAGAAATGCAAAAATTGTCTATTGAAAGTGAGTATGTGGAAAAGAATATTCAATCGGAAATAGATGCTGAATTTGGATTTGACGAAACAGGTGACAATGATACTTGTAGTAAGACGAATCTAAGTATTCAAAACAATGTCTTGAATATCAAGAAAGAAGAGGTAGGAATAGAAGAAAGTGAAGGATACAGTATGTTTTAGATTTAGTTTTAGATTTAGATTTAGTTTTTAGTTTAGTTAGTTATATATTCATAAAAATATGTGTATCAATATATAGTGTAAATATTAGTTTTTTTATTAGAACCTTCTTTATTTAGATACAAGTGTCTTTAGTTTTCGATTGTTTTTTTCAACCTCTCTTAATAACTTATCTAATTCTCTTTTTTTCATAGATATGCTATCATACAACTCGTTTACTTGTTTTTTTTGTGTTTCTACTTTACTTATTAGTCTATGAATTTCCGCTTCTTCTAAATAGGAACAAGTTGTCTTATTTGTTTCTTTATCATTGAAATCTTGTGACCAGTCACTTTCCGAGTAACAGTTGTAGTATTTTGCATTGTGCTTGGTTTCTTCGTACATTTGGTATTTTCATTTTATATGAGGGTTATTTTTAGACTGTTTTTTTGATATTTATTCATTATGAACTATGAATAAATATTATATATATATAAATATGTTCAATGAAATAGCAACACTTCTTTTAGCAGCTTTTACAGGTTTATATATGTCTATGATAGGAACATCTGGTGGTTCAGCAATTATGTTGTACCTATTTGATAAACTGAAAATTATCAAGTCACCTACTGCTATTGCTGGTACTATGCTTTTGATTGGTTTATTACCACTTGGTCTTGCTGGGATTTATGATTTTTATATACATAATGACATCGATTATAGAGCAGCCTTTTTTATGAGTATTGGGTTGATGCTTGGTATTCACTATGGAGCAGAGTATGGTTATCTTATCCAAGACAAATTTGGCCCAAAAACGGGTGATAGGATTAAATACACAGTAACTGCGGTTATTTATGGGTTCTTGACGTTGCTTTATATTTCGAATGCATATTATGTTTAAAAAACATACATATAATACATAAATATCGTATCATATCATATTTATTCAAATACTATATGATATACTTTGTTTATGATAGTTTTCTTATTTTCTTATTTTTCTAGTTTTCCTCTTTTTCATTCCACCTTTTGAATTCTTTTTTGTTTTTTTGATTGTCTTTTCACTTGTAAACTCTATTGGATTAAAAGAAACCTCTATATTATCTTTATTTTCAATACCAATAACTTTATATTCAGGTATAATTTTATCAAGTTTTTTGTTTGGTGACTTACCATTATCCATTTCAAAAGATGGTATTACTATATAACTATACTGTTCATCTTTGAAAAGATCAGGCGGTAAAGTATCAGCATTTTGTTCTTCTGGTGTTAGTTTTCTTCCTTTTGTTTTTTTATCGTAAGTATACTTGTTCAAAAAATCGACTATATCAAAACTAATAGACTGGTCATTACTATAAGCAACAATTGCTGTTTTTCTATAATTAGGTAAGGAACTCGCAAATGTAACTAAAACTGTGTTTATTTTATAGTAGTTGACAAGCAATATAAAGTCAAACGTAGTCAAACAGTATTCTTTTTCTGTTTTATTATTTATATAGTCTTCTAGTTTTTCAAATGGAACTGGGTTGCTTGATTTATTGAAAATATCGTATTTGTTTTTTTTCAAACTATCAAAAAATGTGTCTTTACATTCATCACGTAATATAGCTATAATTTTATTTCTATAAGTGTCATAGTACTTACGATATTCTCCTATTAATACTTTTTTCAATTCAGAAATAGAAACACCGATGTTTTTCACCCTTTTCAGTAGGAATATAATAGGATAATAACTACAATCTATACTTTCTTTAAATACCATTAGCCGGTATAATTTTTTGTTTATGTCGCTATTTGAAATAATGTATTTGGTAGTAGTACTATAAGGTGTTACTGTGGATAAACAATCTATATTTTCAACAGACTCGATTGGTTGTTCTTGTGGAGGTTCTTCTTCTACTATTGGTTGTTGTACTGGTTCTTCTTGTACTTTTGGTTGTTGTAATGGTTCTTCTTCTACTATTGGTTGTTGTGGTTCTTCTTCTACTATTGGTTTTTGTACTGGTTCTTCTTCTTCTACGATTGGTTGTATTACAGGTTGTTGTACTGGTTCTACTTCTGCTTCTTCAACTACTGGTGGTTGTACTACTTCTGACTCATTTTGCACACTTTTTGGGTTTATTATCTTATTTCGTGATTCCTTTTCCAATTCATTCTTCTTCTTTTCCAACTCATTCTCCCTTTTCAAAATATTTTCTACATCTTCCTCTGTTCTTATATTTGTATATGTTTGGTTTATGTCATCATTCACAAAATAAGGATTAATGTTATCATAATTATTTGGATTCACATATTTATTTCTGGTTACTTCATTTAATGACTTGAAAAAATCTTGGTTAACTAATGACTGTAATATAATTATCTCATCACTCGCCACTTCATATGTTATATTTTGAAGTGTTACATATTTATGTATATCAAACAAATAAGAACGAATCGTATTGTATCTTACTATTTGGTCTGCCAGTCTCGCATAATAAACAGTCTCATTCGGTTTACCGGTGATAAGGTTATTCACCGGTATAACCACTTTCTCTTCATTTTCTACATCTACACCAGTGGTAGTCGTATCTCTGTTTGAAAAAACCACTTTTTTCTGAACGAGTTTTCTAAGCAATTCCACTATGTTTTTTCTTTTTTCGTTTAACAAAAGATATTCCTTTTCCAGTTCATTCACTATTTTTGTTCGTATACTATTATTTTCATATTCATTCAAAGCAATACGAACAGTGTTTCGGAATAGATTGAAATAGTTGGTTTCCATCTTCATATTGTTAACTAGTTCTACTCTTTCTTTGTCTATGTTTTCATTATTCAATAAACCATTACCATTATCGCCGTCCACCAGTCCATATGTAGATGTTAACATAGAATCTATATTCTCCTTTGTTTCACTATCAATATATGACGTATCATTTACAGTAGGAAGTTTATAATCAGGGTTTATATCTGTATCATTTTCTAATATAGGCGGTTTTATTTGTACAAACTGGTTTGTTTCTGTAATAATACCAACAATAAACCCATCTTCCACTACTTTCAAAATTGGTTTACAATAAAGATGTGTATTTTTTTTCAACTCTTTGCTTAAATTATTCAAAAACTCATAAGTTTCATTATATGATTTCCAAATACTCATATCATCCATAAAAACATATTGAACTTGTTGCATATTCTGCTTGTTTTTTGTTATTTTATTTAAATCTATATCATTATCACTTGTTGGATAACATGGAACAAACCCACTTTTTATATTGGTTTTATAGTCTATGTGACTAACAACACCTATTATTTTATTATGGTAGTTAAATACAAACTTATCTATAAAATATTCAAGTCCTGTTAAAATAGACAACAAATCATTCAATGGAGTTGCCCTTTCAACATTATATTCTGTTGGTCTCAAACTATTCAATGGTTTACATGCATTATTATATTTGAAAAATGGTTCGATTACATATTTAAACGCATTTTTAACTGCATGCATTTCATCTTTGTTGGAAAATTTTTTTGTTAGTGGGGTTTTTTGTTTTTCTTGTTTTTCTTGTTTTTTTGATGAAGCTCTGAACTTATAGACTGGCTCATAATAGGGTCCTTGTTTTACTATAAAAATGGATTTTTTGTTTTCATCATATGGGTTCAATGAATAATGATTTGTAGGACATACTAAGTCCACCTTATCCAATGGGTCATCATATGGCACTTCAAACAATATGATATTGATACCATCTACAAATAACTTTTCATTTGGTGTAGCCATAATGTCCCATAAATATGTATGGTCTACTATACTGTCTTTATCATTCAAATATTCTTTGAAGTTTTCATATGCGTTGGCAGCACGATTGAAGTATACTGATTCTTTTTTATTTGTCCAGTTTATTCTTTTATACAACAATGATGAACTATATTTGTTCTTGTTCTCGTTTATTTTTTCTTGTGTGTTATCTGCTTCACTATAAAATGTCTCTACTAAGTTTCCGTTCTGGTATTTTATAAATCTATCCAATGTTACAGCATCTTCTAGTATTTTTGTAAACTCTTCAATCGATGGAACAACTTTCGCCTTTTCATTTTTAGATGTAGATGTTTCAGCTTTAGTTCCATAAAATACTTGGTCCGCCATACAAGCCAAAAAAGATTTCTTACTATTTGGTTCAACACCGTGTCTCAATAAACAGACGGACTCATCCTTTTCTTCTGTATTTGTATTACTTATATCTGCACTAATCTTTTCTATTTTACACGCCTCTTTTTCACGGAATAGTTTTACCAAAGATGTTGGTATATATCCCCAACGCGACTTTTCCAAAGGGTAACTATTGTTTTCCAAAATATAATCCTTGTTTCCTTTTTCTTTTTTGACTTCTTTCTCTGGATTCAAACATTCTTCCTTTCCATCTCTCACTTTTTTAGAATCGTAACTTCCATAACAACAAGGAAGACAAAGACCCTGAGGATGACTATTCGGTATGAGTCCTGGATAAAACTGTTTTGCAATTACTTTTCCATTCGCATCTATCTTATCTTGTTTATTATTAAACTCAAAAACATAGTGACCTGGTAATACTTTCTTTTCTCCTTTTGGTAAAACTTTCCCACAAGTAGGATGTTCTAAGTATGTCTTACCAGTTATAGGGTCCACTTTCTCTTCCATTTCATTTGGGTCAATCACTTCGTTCGTTTTTAAACACCAAAAACGAGGACAAATATAGTGATACTTATGATTTTCATCGGAGCCGTAGGTTAGTAAATCTTTGTTTTCTTCTAGTGGCATATTTGGATACTTTTCTTTGAGGTCATTCAGTTCTTCATCTGTTAATACAATAGGTTGTCTTTTTTCATTTTCTGTAAATACACAGGTTGTTGTATAGTTATTGAATCGTTTTTCCTTGTCACTTTTTACAATTAATGCCTTGTCATATTTTTCTATTCGGTTTTGTGTAAAGTTTTTGATTTGAACACCGTCAATATTTTTGAACCCACCTTTGGAAGAACTATTACTGTTGCTACTGCTTTCTTCCGAATCTGAATCTTCAAAAATAGCACCTCTTCTTATAGTTGCTACAGGTGCTTTTACTTCATCTTTTTTTGGTATTTCCTCTTGTCTTTCATTTTTATCCTCTTCTCCCTCTTCTCCCTCTTCTTCTGACTCTGATTCTTCAAAAATATTTGGTTTCTTTATTCCGGTCGGTTGTTCTTCCTCTTCTTTAATTTCATTTTTATCTTCTTCTTCCTCTTTTATTTCATTTTTATCTTCTTCTTCCTCTTCTTCTTCCTCTTTTATTTCATTTTTATATTCCTCTTCCTCTTCTTCCTCTTCCTCTTCCTCTTCTTTAATTTTATCTTCTTCTTCTATAACCACATTTTTCACAAACTTTTCATGACAGTTTATCTTTACTGTTTCAGGATACTGAGTTAAACGAATAATACTATCCACATAAATAGGCAGCGTTGATAAATAACGAATATTATTTATTTTTTCAATGGTTATTTTTAACGAATCGTTTTTATTATCAATAACATTTGTAGCAACAGTTTCAAAAGTAGTAGGAAACCCAACATCTTTCAAGTAGTTCGACTTGTTCTTTTTAAATCCTTCATTTGCATTTTCTTTTTCTCTGTCTTGTTCATTCAGTACAGTTTGTACCATTTCTGTTACATGTTTTTTGTTCGTTTTTAAAGAAGGAAAGTTTTTCTGTAAAAGAACAATAATTCTTTCTGGACTCATACCACTTTCTACTTTTTCATATATAAAAGCCAGTTGACTATTCGTTTCATTGAAATTAGATACTTTTTTGAATCTGTAGTTTTGAACCGAACCTTTACCAACACTTCTTTCATCCAAAAATATAGTCGATACACATTCATTGTATTTTTCAATATCTGGCTGTTTGACTAGTTCTATATTCATATGATATGTCATATCCACCACTTCAATATTTTTCGTTTGGTCTTTCAAAGAAATAAACTTTTCCATATGATACCCACTTTGTTCAATAGTCTTTTGAACTTCCTCTATAATTGGATTGATATATGTATTACATAGTTTATCTATTTCTTGTTCGTTTAATAGTTTGCTTGCAAAGTCCGCTTGTATAGTCATCACACCATTGTCATCAAGCATAAATAAAAGAATATCTGTATTTGTTACAGTCGTTTTTTCTTTTTGACCTTTGCCTGCCGTGTTTTGTTCAATATTGATAGAAAAAGAAATACAACTTGGAGATGTAGTTTCACTCATTAAATAAATAATCATTGCTTTCGAATAATAAGGAACCTTTCTATTATCTTCTGTTAATGAGTCGCCAGTATAAAGTCGTATTATTTTTTCTTGTGTATAGTTGAGCCTTCTATCTATTACTTCTGGATTGTATTTTATAAATGGTACCTTTTCGGTTGAGTGTATTTTCTTGAATATGTTTTCAAGAGGCATTTTAATAGAAACCCTTGGGTATACTTTTATAGTTATTTTTTTGATACCTGTGCCACTTGTATAGTTCAACTTACTGTTATTTATTTCGGTGTTTGCACTGTTGTACTGAGAGTTGTATACTTTATAAAACTGACTGATTGTGTTATAATATACTTCTTTGTTCTTCCACATTCCCTCTGTTTTTTCTATCAAGTTTTCTCTTTTCTCAAAATAATCATTCAAACCTATTTTTGAATCCAAATATGGATAATATAGTTTCAGAACAGTTTCATCTATATTTTCTAGTTTTGTATTTTCATAAGTGTCTATCTCTTCTAGAACTTCGTCAAACAAACATACATATATGACATTCCCTAGTATGTCGCCAATATCTAATAAAAGACGAGTGTCGTTTTGTTTCAATTCAGTTCTTTTTTCA